GCACAAGTGGCCCATTAGCGAGGAGAGCTTAGCTTGCTCTCCTTCTCACATTGAGTCGGGCTACGCTATATAAAATTTGTGATCCATTAAAAACCTGGCTACGCCAGGGAAAATTATAGATTAAATAATAATTCGGCGTAGTCAGTTCATGTCTTCTATACAGACACACCCCTTCGACCACAGAAGGGTACATTTTTATTGAGTAAATGTGAACTCATCTCATTAGAGATCCCGTGCCCCATACCACATAGTGGTAGGCCAACATATTTGTTGCTTGATTTGGGTATTCAAGATTTGATAAGTGGAACCCGCGTTTAAGCAGGCGGTCCCACTGAATAATAAATTCGTGGACAACCAGTCCAAAAGTAACATTGAAAGTCTTCTCCTGCTGCGCAGTAAAATTCATACAATGATGCTGTTGAACCTGTTGAATTCCAACTGAATTCAAAGGCTTCCAATGGAGGCAGAGTCGTATAATCCTCTCTCTTTCCAGGTAGAAACCTATAGTTGCTATAAAATGGCATTTCAAATTCTACAGTAGGATTTATTGCAGATGTTTGATACATTATTCCATTACCTCCATGTGGAGGTGCTGTTGTACTAACACCTGCTGGGAAACTTACAACTACATCCCTTGCTGCTTCTTTCTGATTTACAGCAGCATAACCATTTGTAGTTCCTTCTAAATACCCTGTGGAACCGTATTTCCCACGTCTTTCAACAAAGACCGTGGATGCAACTGATGTATTGTTGGTTCCTAAATGTAATGCCTTCCATCTCACTGAACCTCGCCATCCTTGGTGAGCATTTACAATCCAATGCAACATCACTGTGTTACAGTAATTGTAATCATTGAGAGCTGCAGTCTGATCCACTGCACCAGTAACAAAACCGCGTAAAAAAGGAAACATACACCAGCGTATATAGCTGAGTGTATATGACGTATCGTACAATCCTATAGCACGAAACAGATTATATCGTTTCAATAGTGTACGGAAAGACGATATTGCTTCTCCTGTAAACACTTTATTTATATCAGTGTTATCTTGATAGCCTGGTCCCATATCTAATGTTTGTTCCTGTTGGGGTGCATCAGGTTCTTCAGTGTTTTGGGATTCTGGAACAAGCTCCCCTGCTTGTGTTTCCAATATTCCCATTTGAGCTTCAAGTGTTGGCTTGTATGTATAATACGAGATATTGTCATTTGGGACAAATACTTCAAAATCATCACCCATTGACACATACACATTGATTTGGATATCGTTATTTGCTACACTATTTGGTGTAGTGAGTTCATTTACCACATAAACTCCTATAACACCATTACCGACTGTCTCTGCTGCATATGCTGTTGTTGAATAAACTTCTGTATATGAATCAATTCCTGGGACTAAATGTCTCAAGAGAGTATCTGATTGTCCATTTCCTATTTCTATGGTGAAATCAGTTTTGTCGGCAATATCAATGATGTCAAGGTAATTGGTATTGTATTCATTTGAAGCTATAAAGGCTGGATCATACACAACCTTTATTCTACCCTTATGAAATGCTGATGCAACAATTTGAAATCTGAATTTCATAGTTCCTGTCCAGAAATCAAATGGCAATGCTGCAAATGCACACGCTGGTAGATGATACGATGTGTCCAGTCCTACTGTACTCTCTGCCCAAGTTACAGGTGATATATGAGAGTTCCATAACAGTGTTTCTGGTGCAGTACCGATAGCCCAATTGAAAGTTGTCAAATAACTTTCCCTCTTGGCAATTTCTTTGATATTCATTGTATCAACTGATCCTAATCCTGCAATTCTGGGGTCAATTGTCAGTTCTTGTTTGTTATCTATCGTTAATTTCTGGATAGTATCAGGCACATTCGTCAATGCTAACGAAGATAATGGTGTAGGTTTGAATGGCTCAGGATCTTTAGTGACTGGAGGTCTACAATAACCAAAATGTTTGGCTACTGCTGCTGAAGCATTTGCTATCACTTCAGTGGCCATGGCAAAAGGCCTTATAGCTGGTATTGCAGACATTGCAGTTGCCGCTTTAGCTATTGCAGTGGCGGGTCCAGAAATCATTCCTTTTGTATTAGCCTCTTCAATTTCTCCCATTTGTGGTGTAAGAGTACTTGGCTCGACAGATGTCAAGACCGACATAGACACATCAGTTGCCCAAGCAAATACACTCACTGTCACCACATCCGTAGCACCATTCGCATGTTTCAGGTCATTTATAGACCGTACATACAATCTTCCCATATTCGACCATTCACTCGATGCAATTCTCAAGTAATTGCGGTGATAGAAGAACGGTAATACCATATCTCCTCCAGTGGAAGTTGTAGGATTAAGGAAAATCTTTGGTTGCTGTGAAGCTTGAACAAGATCCTGCGGTACAAGAGCTGCATTTGACGATAAATCATCAAAGGCATCGAGTGGCAAATAGCTCGCCATTGCACGACCATACTGGAATCCGTTCCCATTTATGACAATTCTAATATTAAGTGTTGCCCGCAACAAGGAAAAATTCGCAATACGATTACTAACCCTCGGATTTTCAAAATACAATGACCATGGGTCTATATCGAAAGCCAACGCAGCTCCTGTTCCCCACTCTTCCTCATGAATTTTCAAAGGACGCGAAAAGAAATTTTCTAATGTTGCATCATTTGCATCTTGCAATCGACGAGTGGGATCAGCAACACTGTCAACAGAATACCTATACTCTGGAAGTTGTTGTGAAAACATTACATTCTGTTGCTGAGAATCTCCAGAATATCTCATCAAAGAAACATCTGAAGAAGTGCCCATTTGTTGTTCTAGGCAATTTACATTTTCCACTTTTGTATTTACATTTGTGATTTCAACAGTGGCAATTGAATCATTTGATTGTGTTTTTAAACATTGACCGGGAGATTTAATATGTACACTTGCTGGTGCTCCCACACCAACAACCGTTGAAAAATTGTTTGGAGACAAATCCTTCTCTAAATAGAGACTTGCATTACGCTGTCTTTCTCCACCAAGCCTAACCCTTTCATACAATTTTCCTAACATTGAAATGGTTGGTATCCAATAATGGAGGGGTATTGTAGATTTCACCTTAGTGACCGCAGTGTACCCAACTACGGTTGGAAGCTTTTTATGTGTTCCCTGCACATGAAAAAAGGGTAACGATTAAACTTTAAATTGTTCCCTATTTGACATTCTAGATCTTCCATCTCAAAGCTTTGAGCTTGATCAGGTTCTTCAGTTTTATAGATATACTTACATTTCCACTTTTCAACTTGATCATCATATGTCTTGTGAATTTCAGAACATAAATGTTCAATTTCACTCTTCGTTGCTATTTCTAGCATTTGTTGGCGACGCAATTCATATTTATCTTCACCATGATTTGCCCATTCACGCAAAGCACCATCTATATTTGTGGCACATGCTTGTTCCTCAGTCAATGGACTATTTTTCGTTCTAACATAGTTGTGTAAAGATTTAAATATGGAATCTTCACTCAGTGCCCCAACACTTATTCCTTTCTTGGGGCAAAAGACATTCTTTCTTTTGAGAAACTCTGCTTGTTCAACTGGCAATCTTGGTGTCATCTCCGATTCTTTATCAGGCATAGTATAAATTTGATCATACTGTGCTAGGAATTTTGATATTCCTATAATGTTGAACTTGTCGTAAGCTGGGTCACTTGACCCAATGTTGTCATCACCATATGTACCAACTGCTACAACATCCTTAAATTTGACTCTTTCCTCGAATGACTTAGGTGGATAATAATAATAAAATGCCATACGTAAATTTATCGAGTTTGTAATACTATTTAATAGTGCAGTAATCATTGTTCCTGACAAGAAAAGACCTTCACTTGTTGATAAAAGATCCCCATTCATTGCCACATATAAGAACACAAGATCACCACACATAGCTTCCATCATTTGAATATCCTCATTTGAATAATTGCATATTTTTGCAATATTAATAAGAATTCTCAAATTCGACAGTAACGTTTGAGTTGGCTGTTTTTGATCATATTTGCTGTAATCACCACCAAATATATTATCCTCACCAAATTTCATCATGTGTTGATACAATTGTTCCCATTCTGGACCATGACAATTGACACCTATACACATTTCAGATATCAATGGAATTAATTGCAACATACGTGCTATTGGTAAGAAATACTTTCTTCCCAACAGGGTAGCAATTAGAGAATTTGCATAAAATATACGACATTTACCTTTCGCCTTTGGCAATATCTCATCTTTCACACAACCCTTTGCGATGGTGAAATATCTCTCACCTCTACGATATGTTTCCTCAGCCATGTCAAGTTCATCTAAAACATATTTTTTGAATGTTTTAATTCCTTCTTCATTCTCCTCAATATGGTTTGTCTTCGCACCTGTCAATGGAAATCCCATCGACGTATTGAGATTTAGTTTATCAATGAACCTTCTGCCTTCTATTCCATTTAGCATCTCATGCCTATTCAATGGCTTGACATCTTTATTCAATCCGAGTTTCATAATTTCTTCAACAACCTGTTCCTCGTAATCTTGACATGCTATCGCAAGCAATCTTGGTGGAAATTGTTTGCCAGTGTGTGCAGCATTTGATATTGCTTTTTGCCATGGTTCATATATTGGATATATTTTAGGGGGTCCCCATTCATTCTCTACACCAGTAACTTCAGTTACAATCTTTGATATAATTGTCTCTTTGACATCACTTCTAGGTGTGACCCTTCCTGTTACATTTCCATGATATGAAAATTGTGAATCCGGTGGCATATATCTCACAGGACTCTTTTCATGAGGCATTTCTTGATCAATTAAGACTTGCTTGTCCATTTGTTGTGCTCTAAAATATTCTCCAGAACCTGTGATCAACACAGTTGGCAACTGTCGCAATGTTTCTCTCGCACTTTCATACTCATCTTTTGTAATCATCGCACTTGCTCCATGTGATGAACCTGTTTTACCAGCAACATGAATCCCAGCAAACATTGCGCCACGTCCTTTGGCTATTATTGATGCACCACACATTCCTTTGAATGTGGCACAAGTCAAATTTAGATATTCATGGGAATATCCTCTATTTGATCTATTTGCCATTGCTCTGTTTATCTCCAGCTCACCTTCACCATTTCGGTAAACATGTTTGAGCTCAAATTTATCAGGTTCTTCTTCTGGTATGAATCTTGTTAAATTTCTATAGGATCCTCCAGCTGCACAGTAAACTATGCATAGATCCTTTCCTGGTATCTGCACTGCAAGATCACGATGTAACCGTGCTTTAAACTTTCCTCCACATTTATCTGGATATTTCTTTCTAGCTTCTATGTGCCATTCTTCATGCTCGGCAAAATAATGCCATGGTAAAAGCAACACACTCGATTCCATAAAGACAGCATTGGACATTGTCCTTTGTCCTTTGTTGTTCGTCATTGTAATGTATAATTGACTGTTTTCTAGTACATTGATCAGTTGTTGATCTGACACTGTCTTTTGAAGTGGTGTGAGTGGTAGTGGACGAACTGTTACTGGAGACCAGATTTCCTTCTCTTTGTCCCTTTCTTCTATGTCATCCATACCACCTGGCATAAGATTTCCTTGTTCAAACAACTTCGTACTTTTGTACCATTGAAGGAATTTATATACTGCATACAAACCAGTTGCAGCTAGTGTAACCTGAATTGCTCTTTTCTTCATGTCGCGTGAAATATTTAATATTACTGGTTCATTGGATATTTCCTCTTCCATTCTCTCTATCACATTAGTTTTCAAGCTAATTTGATTTAGAATACAGAAGAGACATCCAATCAACCATTTATACTCACCACGACTTACTGTTATCATGAGCATTACAAGACATATTGTGTAATTGATAAATGATACCAATAAAAATTGTTTGATCATTTTTGGTGTTCGCATTGTCATTCTAATTCTCCGAAAGATACCACTTTGAATCAATGCATCTGGAACCCTGATAAAGTGATTCTCTTGTGTACAAAAATCCCTCACTCTTTGATAACGTGCTTCAATTTCAGGTGATCTAACTATTCTTCGTATTGATTCACCAACTTGATTATGCAATCTATGCTTCAAACAAGTATTTTTGAGTTGACAACATCCTTCCATAGGACATTTCTCAAGATCATGATTTCGACCTCTTTTCTTCTCGACAATTAGTCTTTGAAATTTCATATGATTTGCGTGTTTTTCGGTCAAGAAATTCAAGACAACTTGAAATGACACATCTTTCATCCTGATGCCATTCCAATTAACTACTTCATATGGGGCAACTGTCATCAACTTTGGAGGCTCAACAGCTTGTTCCACTGTAAGTCTCCATATGTCATCGAATCCTCCTATTTGTGGATAATTAGATGCCTTTTCCGGGTCAATCCCTTTGGGGCGTCCATCTTTATCTTTCAATTGAACGGAGTCTTTGGCTTTAACCGTAATGACGTAATTGGCTCGTCTTTGGATCGAATACGGACAATTTGAATAAGTACCTGCATCCAAGTCTTTCTTATTCGTTGTTACTACAACAAGCTTAGGTTCGACAAAAACTCGACCTTTACTTGCTAGATCAGCCATATTCGCATACATAGGATTATTATTGCATACATCAATAAGTAATTGCGTTGGAGCACGCTCTACAAAATCAGCTTTGCAATTGGCCATATCGTCAATGATCATTGTGTGCTTATTTGTAGCCCATGTTGACATGTATTTATCACCAGGATTGTTGCTACATCTGAACTCGTCGCCAGTTGGCAATCCAGCTGATCTGCATAACGCAGTCACAATTTGTTCTGCACACGTAGTCTTCCCTTGACTACTCTTACCAAAGAATTCCATGACAAATGGTGCTTCTCTCACACCACTTGCCACTTTATGAAGTACATAATCATTTTTGATCTCAAGTAATTTCTGCAATTTTTGAGCCAAGATTCTTTGTTCAAATGTAACTATCTTAGGCTCACGCATGTTTTTAATTTTTGTTGTGAGTTTTTCTAAATTTGCGTCAAACTCTGACTCATCAACTCCTTGTACTTTCATGAGATTTCCATTCCTTACTAACTCCCATTGAATAATGATGTTTGCATATTGTTCATCTAGTAACTGTGCCTCATTTCCACCATACAATAGTGGCCGAAGAGACCCAGATTTATAACAAGCGTATCCAGTTTCTACAAAGAACATGAATGAGTCTACGCACGCCGTAATAAAATCGGGTGCCTTTGCATGAATAATTTTCATGTCTGACAAAATTATTTTGAATCCCTTCAAATCAAATTCTGTCTTTTCTTTTTCACAGAAACCCATTACAACACAAGCACTAATCAATGTTGACAAGTGTTCAAATGCTTTATTTGTTGTAATGAGTTTCCAATTGTCAGTTAATCCTCTCATCATTTCTATCCAACTCGGGTCATTTTCACTTTCACCTATTTGCTCCTCAAATTGAGCGAACAATGCTTGTGAAAGACTTTTGTTGGAATACGTATGGAACATTAATCCAAAAATGGCGAGTGCACCATTGAAGTTCTTGGTTTCTTTAAGTGCTTGAACAAAGAAACCCCAACGCTCAAACTCTCTACTAAGATTATATCTTTGAAGAGCAGTATCAATAGCTGACAATCTATTTTTGATACTGTGTTGTGCAATTCGCGAAGCAAAGTAAAATTTACTACGATTCGAATTGAAAAGAGCATTTAATGGTTCGACCCAAAAGAATGGATTCATCATTTGGGGCTCCAGAATTGGTTGGGATACAATACTTAAAGTATCCTTTACCTTTGGTTTTGTTTGATACCTTTGAGCTTGGTACCACTTCCTCCATCTTCGATTCTCTTCTTGACATCGTTCTTTATAAGATGGTTCTTCGTACAATTCCATAAACAATGGAACAATTTTGGGACTCTTGTATTCAATTGGTTTCTCAACTGAATAAGTCCAGATTTTTGTGGGATATTGTAGCTTCCCAAAAGCTTTACATCCTATCGAAGGAAGACCCTTATTAGGGAAATTTGTGTTTTTCGTTTTAAATACAAATTCATTCTCTGAAATTGCATTTGGTCGCGGATAGTTTTGGCTATTACTAACTTCATACTATACGATGCTTAGAGGGCTATTAACCCAAAAAGCGCCGGGGTGCGTGCTGGCTATGACTAAGCCTAATACTCGCCCAATATGTAAAAATCTCAAGTCTTTGACTTCTACTAGGGCCCGGAACACTGATGCATTTTCTTCGCACAAAGAAAAGATCATCAGTGCCTGTCTCACAAAATTGAAGTTCTACACATTTGGTCTCGGTGTTACTTTACTGCCCAAATCGTACTTCATTTCCACTCCCTTGAGTGGCGTTCCAATCTCCATTACAGAGTCGCCATGGAACGAGGTTCACAAATGATCTAAGAATCTATCACTTTTGTG